GATGATTTCCGAGGCACCACCCCCCGTCGCCGTCAGGGGCTTTCGGCTCCTCGATTCAATTCTGTCGATCAGAATGACAAGACTCAGACTCGGCGGGAATTCCGTAAGCAGAACAAGCGCACCCAGCACTTCGAGGGCTCCGGCACGGATTGAAACATGCAATTGTCTGTAAAAATTCTATGTCCTTAATTGACGAATGGGTTTCGCTCCATTTGTTTAAGAAGGAAAACAAGGTTTTTTACAACGTGGAAGAAAACGGGAATTGCGACTTAATGAGAAAATATGCCAATGCCTCCTTATATGGGGAGCTCCCCCAAAAATGGACAGAGCATTTCATCTTTTGGCGTGACTATCCCAATAAAGAAGAGCAGCATGAAGCCTACAAAGAAATGGAACAAGCTCTTCTGGAAGAAGTATGGACCTGAATTTCAATCTCCACCCGGCTCAGCTGGAGGTTTTCCGGGATCCGGCCCGCTTGAAGGTTGTGGCTGCGGGGCGACGGTTTGGCAAAAGCCACTATGCGACGGTGGAATGTCTTATTCATGGCCTCCAGGAAGAGAATAAATACGGCTATGATGTCTCCACTGCCAGCGTGTATTACATTGCCCCCACCTTCGACCAGGCCAAGCGGGCTGTGTGGAACAAATTCTTGAGAGAGCTGGGCGGAGATGTTGTCAAGAATTACAATAAAAACGAAGGCATCATCTACCTCATCAACGACCGCGAGGTGCATCTAAAAGGGGCCGACCGGCCCGACACGCTTCGAGGGGCCAAGCTTTCCTACGCTGTTCTCGACGAATTTGCCTTCATGAAGGAAGAAGTTTGGGACGGCATTATCCGCCCCACCCTCCTCGACGTGATGGGCGAGGCCCTGTTCATCGGCACCCCGGACGGAAAAAACCATTTCTTCAACCTCTACAATCGGGCCAAGAATTCTCGACAAAATGATGAGAATGAATGGCCGGAATGGGCCGCTTTCTCCTTCACCTCGATGGACAACCCCACTCTCCCCGTTGAACGGGAAATTAACGAATCCAGGGCTAGTGGGGTGCCGGAAGAAATCATTCGTCAGGAATACCAAGCCTCGTTCCATGCGTCCGGCGGCAAGGTGTTCTCGGAGGATGAACTAAAATGGGTTAGTCCCCAAGAAGCCGAGGAATGGCCCGGAGTTTACTACATTGCTGTCGATCCCGCAGGTTATGAAGATGTAGGGCAGGCCACATCGGCTCGGGATCAGCGCCTCGACGAAACAGCCATTGCCATTGTCAAGGCCGGAGAGAAGGGCTGGCTTGTTGAGGAAATCCGTGCCGGGCGTTGGGGCATTCGAGAAACGGCTGTAAAGATTATTAAAGCCGCTCAGGACTATCAGGCGCTTTGTGTGGGGATGGAGAAGGGCTCGTTGATGAACGCCATCAAGCCCTATCTCTCGGACAAAATGCGGGAATTGAACATTTTCCCGAAGGTTGAGCCGGTTACACACGGGGGCAAGAAAAAGCAAGAGCGTATTGCCTGGAGTCTTCAGGGGCGGATGCAGAATGGACGCCTCGCCCTAATTGACCATCCCGATTACAACGAATGGCAACGAAAATTCATTCAGCAGCTTCTCGACTTCCCCAATCCGCTCTCTCACGACGATATGCTGGACGCTCTGGCCTACATCGACCAGGTGGGATCGGTTATTTACGATTTTGGAGGCGGATTTGATGAGGAAGATTTTGAAATTCTCGACGAAACGGTTGGATTCTAATGGCTGAAAACCAGAAGAGTGAGCCCACAACGCCCGAACAAGCCCTCATTAGCTGGGTGAAGGGCCATGTGGACGAATGGGAAGACCATCGCCGTTCGGAATACGAAGACCGTTGGGACGAATACTATCGTCTTTGGCGCGGGGAATGGCGAGAAAGTGACAAAACCCGCAGCAGCGAGCGTTCCAAAATCATTTCCCCGGCTCTCCAGCAAGCCATTGAGATGCAGGTTGCGGAGCTGGAAGAGGCGACATTCGGACGGGATGAATGGTTTGATATTCAGGACAATTACGCGGATCGACGGACGGATTTCCAGAGCGTAAAAGACCGTGAGGCCATTAAAGAGGCGATCAATCGGATTCAGCAGGCTGTTGAAAACGGACAGGTGGATCAACAGCAGGCACAGCTCCTTATACAACAAGTGAGGCAGCAAAGCCAGCAGCGTGAAACGGGCGATGTTGAACACATGAAGAATTTGATGAAGGAGAATTTTGAACAAACCGATGTAAAAACCAGTATTTCCAAGATTTTCTTGAATTCGGCCCTTTATGGCACTGGAATTGGCAAAGTTGTCGCCTCAGAAGAGACGACGAAGGTTTACAACCACGACGAAGATCCGCCTTCTGTTGAAGACAAAGACGTTCTCCGCATCTTTATTGAACCTGTTAGTCCCTACAATTTCTCCATTGATCCTGTTGCCACCTCGATTGAAGACGCTTTAGGCTGCGCTCATAAGGTGGATAAGAGCAAGCATGAGGTTGTGAAGAAGCAAAAAGACGGCGTTTATCGGCAAGTGCCGTTGGAAACCCCCGATCTGGCCGAAGAAAGCGAACCGCCCTCCCTCGAAGATACGGAAGTGGGCGATCCTCAAACCGTCCGCATCACCGAGTATTGGGGGCTTGTGCCCCAAAGCCTTCTCGATGCACAAGAAGAAGAAGACTCCAAGGAAGGGTTGGAGGAAGTGTTGGAATCAGCGGGGGACAAAATCCCCGATGTGGACGAAGACGAGCTGGTTGAGGCCGTTGTGACGGTGGCTAACGAGCGAATTCTTCTCCGTGCCGAGAACAACCCCTTCCTAATGGAAGATCGGCCCTTTGTGGCCTTCCAGCACGACACGGTTCCTGACACATTCTGGGGGCGTGGCGTTGCAGAGAAAGGCTTCAATGCCCAGAAGGCCCTTGATGGCGAGGTGAGGGCCCGAATGGATGGGCTTGCTCTCTCTGTCCACCCTATGATGGCTTATGACGTAACTTCCCGGCCCCGCGGCTCCAACTATCAGGTGCATCCCGGCAAGTCCATCGGCACCACCGGGCCTCCCAAAGACGCCTTAATGCCATTCAATTTCGGAGACATCAACTCAAAAACCTTTGAGAATGCCGCCGATCTGGAGCGAATGGTTCAGCAGGCGACGGGGAGTATGGATAGCGCCATTCCGATTGGTCAGAATCGACGGAATGAAACCGCTTCCGGGATGAGCCAGATTCAGGCCGGGGCAATTAAACGATCCAAGCGCACGCTTCAGAACATTGAGCAAAAGCTCATCAAGAAGTTCTTGAAAAAGGCGGCTTGGCGATTCCAGCAGTTTGATTCGGACAATTTCCCAATGCGGGATTTGTCGTTCATTCCGCATTCTGCGCTCGGGATTATGGCCCGCGAATTGGAGCAACAGCAGATGATTCAGCTCCTTTCCGTGGTGCCGCAAGAGAGCGAGGCTTTCTCTATCTTGCTGAAGGCGATTTACAGCAATTCCAGCCTCTCCAACCGAGAAGAACTCATTGAGAGTATTGAGAATTCGATGCAGCCCGATCCAACTCAGCAGAAGCTCCAGCAGCTCCAGCTTGAAGAGCAAGCGGCCAAGGTGCAGGTGCAGCAAACTGAGGCAAAGGAGAATCAGGCGGACGCCTTCAAGGCCGTTATGGACGCCCGAGCCACAATCCAGAAGAACGAGCTTGAAGAGAATAAGCTTGATGTTCAGCTTATGGGTGAAGTGTTGGATGTTGTTGCGAATTCTCAGCAGCAAAACCAGCAAAGCATGACAGCACTCGCCCAAGAGGTTATACGGCAACGGGCTGGGCAGAATAACAACAACACAGGGCAAGCCTCTTGAACGAAGACGACGTTGAACTGTGGCAAAACATCCTCGAACTCACCGCCAACAAGGAATGGGCTTCCTTGAGAGAGTTGGTGGAGGAGATGAGGAATCAGTTTGAGTCAAGGATGTTCGCAGCCGATTCTTGGGAGGAATTTCTGGAAAGCAGGGGGCAATATCGAATGCTCAACCACCTCTTAAATCTCCGGGAAACTGCCAAGGAAATGCTGCGAGAGGAAGAGACTACCGATGAAGAGTAGAAAGTTATTCGCTTTTCGGTGTGACGACCACGGCGAATTTGATGCATTGGCTTACGATGCAGAAGACCGGGCCTCTTGTCCGAGGTGCAATCAGTCTTGCCGATCCATCATCAAACCCGTGCGTTCGCATTTGGAAGGCGTAAGCGGGGATTTTCCGACTGCTTCTGAAAAATGGGCCAAAC